GAAGATTGGGTACGATGTAGAAATGTACTGCGAACTCTTCAAGGAAATAGAAAAGGACCTCGGCATTGAGGTAATGGAGAGAATCGGGGACTCACGTTTTTTTGCCAAGGAGAACGAGAACAATGTTGACCTCTTTACTAAGTTCTATGACTACGGTCTTAGTTTCATTGCCTCCGATGGTCAGACTGAGCAGATTGGTGCTACCGCACTTGACGAGTGGTTCTTCTATAACCCGAACTACGAGATAGATGAAGCCAATCGACCTCGCTGCTATGTGCACGAGGACTGCGGGAACTTGATTGAGAGTATAATTAACTATAACTCACAGGGCAAGGCGGACGAAGCCCTGAAGGACTTTTTTGATGTCATTCGTTATCTTCGAATGTCAAACGGGGGCTATGGCCCTGATTACTTCGCATCCCAGGAGATGCACACAACAATGAAAAAACGAGGAGGATACTGATGCCTAAGAAGAGATTAGCTGTTATTGCAGAGGAATACGATGTACCATTCGAGGAGGCTTTCAAAATTGCTATTGATAGACTTCCTCCTGATGAGGTCACAGGTAAGGGTAAACTTACTTGGATTGGCGAGGACGGTCAGTTAATACTGGAGAAGTCAATGCTCATCAATGAGATTACCCCCAAGAACTACAAAGGTAAGGTCATATCGGAGTGCCCGAACCCTAGATATAACTACGTCCAATGCAAGGAGCTAAGGAAACGTATCCCCGTGCTTATCCCTGCCAGAAACAGGGGCAAGATGCTGGGCAAGTTAATTACATTTGAAGCTATTGAAGATAAGAATGGAGCATCGTACAGATACATCCGAGTCTAAGGACGTAACACTTTCCCGTGAATGGTGCAAGGAACAGACGGATCGTTTGATCGCCTGGGAGCTTCTTTGCAGGTATCTCAGGGGCGAGCACATCGTTGAAATGAAATCACTTAACCTATGTGATAGAATAGGCGTATCCAAGACTTACGTTACGACATTAATGAATAATGTTCGTGAAAAGCTAAATCCACAAGACGATGCAGAATGAAACAATTTCAGAATCCTTGACCTATCTAGGTGAGGAGCCGGATGTAAAGACCCTACGATACGCATACGATCAGACAGTCACAGAACTGGAAGCGTACTTTGATTTGTGCCGAACATCTTACGATGACAGGCGGAACTGGTGGCCGGGCAAGAGCCGTGACCACCGCAAGCACGGTGCTGACGCATTTCCTTGGGAAGGCGCAAGCGACATCGAATGCCACGTTATCGATGAGCGTATAACGAGACTTGTCTCCCTCTTTATGTCCGCCCTCAAGCGGGCAAACGTCCGTGCATTCCCGGTTGAAAGCTCCGATATTGCAAGGTCAAAGATAGTCTCAGGATTCCTGAAATGGATGGTATCCTCAGGATACATCCCACGTTTTTACCGAGAAATGGAACTCGGAGCTAATTATCTACTTGAGCGTGGTATTTTTATATCCTACGTTGGTTGGCACAGAGAGGATCGCAGATTTCTTCAGAGCCTGAACCTGCAACAGATTGCACAGATTAGCCCTGAGGTTGCTCAAGCAATTGAGTCCGGTGATGATGACGATGCTCTTGTTGAGTTACTCATCGCTACATTTGAGGGGACAACAAAGAAGCGGGCAAAGAAAGCACTCCGTGAGTTACGCAAAACTGGCGAGGCTGAGTTACCCGTAGTCCGTAGGCAGATCAACGCACCTGAGGTAAAGACCCTAGCCCCCGATGGGGACTTCTTTTTCCCTCCTTATGTTACTGATCCACAGCGAGCACCTTACTGTTTCTGGAGAACTTATTATACTCCGCAGGAACTAGAGAACAAGGTAGTAACCGAAGGATGGGATGAGGACTTCGTTGAGCACGTTATTGAAAAGTACCGTGGCGTAAATATTGACAGCATCGAGCGTGAGCAAGAAGGTCGCCGTTCAATTAGCCTCACGGATAACGCATACGAGGCAGAAGAACTCATTGAGATTACTTACGCATACCAGCGTCTCATTGACCCAGAGGATGGCTCAGAAGGTATATACTGCACAGTATTTCACCGTGAGTTCAGCGGGGATGAGATAACACAGGGGTACGCTAAGTTCGAACTTCTTAATGGATACGAGGACTACCCAGTTGTCGTAACCAAGTTATCAGAGGACAGCAAACGTCTGTATGATACGAATACAATTCCGTCTGTCCTTCGGGGAATCCAGAATCAGGTAAAAGTTGAACGGGATTCACGCATCGATAGAAATAGCCTAGCGACACTTCCCCCGATACTGCACCCCGTGGGACAGGCTCCAACTGATTGGGGTCCTGGTCGGATGATTCCTTATCGCCGTAAGGGTGACTTGGACTTCGCTCCAACGCCTTCATATAACTCAGGCTCCGTTGAGATGGAGCAGACACAGCTATCACAGGCTGATAGACTGGTTGGCTTGGATGAGGGTTCACAGATATCCCAGATTAGACAGCAGTTCCTAGTTGACAAGTTCCTTAGCCATACAGCCGAGGTACTTCGTATGGCTTACCGCTGCTTCCAACGCTTCGGACCCGATGAGGTCTTCTTCCGTGTAACTGGTACACCTGACCCGATTCAATTCAACAAAGGAAATCCTGATGAAAACTTTGATATACTTATTAACTTCGATGTCCAAAACACGGACCCCGATACCGTCAAAAACAAACTCCAACAGTTTGTTCAACTCAATCAACTCAATGCTAACAACCGCCTTAACGTGGATAGCCTCCTCGACATTGCGGCTGCTGAAATTGACCCAGTTATGGCTGACGCAGTTCTACAACCTGTTGAAACCGCTCAGCAAGAAATGGTTAAAAATGTTACTGACGATCTTGCTAAAATCTATTCGGGGATTGAAGTACCTGCTAGACCAGCTGGAGCACAGATTGCAATCCAAGTAATACAGCAGTACACACAGCAGCCCGATGTTGCACAGCGTGTACAGACTGACGAGGCCTTCAATGCGAGATTGCAGAAGTACGCTGGTCAGTACACATTCCAGATGCAGCAGGCACAGAATGCTCAGATTGGCCGTGTAGGTACAGCACCCGCACAGATGGGAGATATTGAAACTCAGGATCTATAAGTACATATTACTATATCTAGGCTTATTTATTATGGCAGATAATCTTACACCAGGACAGCAGGCTCAGAGGCGGGCTTCTGAAATGAAACTGAATGCAAGGGTCAAGGCTTTTGCTGATTACTTACTACCGTTCGAGGGATTCGATCCAGTAGCAAGAAAGGGACCCGGCGAGAAGTTCCTGACCATTGGTCACGGGCATTACGGTCCTGACGTAAAACCTGGAGCAAGGATTACAAAGCAACAAGCAAAGGTTCTACTGGATAAAGATATACGAAAGCGTATCCCAGAACTCGAAGCCTTATTACCTCGTTTTTCTTCATTCCCAATGTCAGCACAGCAAGCTATATTCGGAGAGTTTTACAGGGGATCCATTGGTAAAAGCCCAGAGACTAGGAGACTTATCAATGAAGGAAAGTTCGGTGATGCAGCCGCTGAGTTCTTGGACAACGATGAGTACAGAAATCGGGTGAAGCTGAACCGAAGAGGTATAGGACCCAGGATGGAAAACGTAACGCTTGAGCTAATGAAGATGCAGCAAATGTTGGAGTCCAGATAATTTATGAACATACAGGATGATATAAAGGCATTGCAGAACTACGAGCAGTTCGCACGGTTTATAAATATGATACACGATCTCCGAGAGGAGACTATATCCGAGATGCACGAGGCTCCAACGGAGCAGTTACAGCAACTTTCAGGTAGAATCATTACATACGATCAGATTCTACAAATGGCGGATTTTAAGTTCCTCCAAGCAAGGTTCCGGGAAACATTCTAACTAGGGTTTTTCCTTTATAACCTCTGTGATATACTTTGCCTATCGCCATCGCTCGGCGTAATGAGTGGAAAATTATGACAGACGAAATCACACCTGGAGACGCTGAACCAGTACAAAATACAGTGGAAAATACAAATATATCCGTTGGGGAGCTTGCTTTACGGCGACTTGGACAGATGACTCCACAGGAGGAATCCCAAGAGGAACCGGAAGTTGAAGAATCCGAGGAGGCAACCGAGGAGGTCGCTGAGGAATCCATTGAGGAGGAATCAGAGGAACTAACCGAGGAAGCCGCCGAGGGGACTAACTCCCAAGACGTTCTTTCACAGTTGGACCTGGACGAAATGTCCGAGGATGATTTAAAGGAATTAGCAGAGAAACTTGGTAGCCGTGCTGTTGCTCGATTCGGTGAATTGACAGCCAAGCGTAAGGCAGCCGAGGAAAGACTCAGCCAATTGGAAGCGAAACTCAACAAGGATGATAATCCGCTTGAGGCAAGCCGCAGGATCGAGAATAACCCTTTCAGTAACCTTGATACTATCGAGAAGTTACAGGAAAAGGCTTCCGAGGTTGATGGCATTGTTGAATGGGCAGAGGATCTTCTATTCGAGAGTGACGCTTACTCCCCTGATGACGTAGTGACAGAAATCGATGGTAAGGATTGGACGAAGAAGGAAGTGAGGCAAGCCCTCTTGAAGGCTCGCAAATCACAGAAAAGTTTCCTTCCGGATCAGCTAAAAAAGGTACAAGCCCAAATTGAGGGTAAGCAACTAGCCGAAGCATTCGGTGATAGAGCTAAGAAGGAACTTAAATGGCTGGAAGGAGAGGATAACGACCTTCGGAAACAATACGAAGCAACAGTAGGTGACACCCGATTTAAGAAACTCAAAGAGGTTGTTAAAAAGGAAGCACCCGATGTTGCCGCCCAACTCGATTACTGGTTCGCTCACGCTACTAACAGTATATACGGACGTAAGCCCGTTGCTGAAAGTAAATCACAGGTGACCCTTAATCCTCCGAGTACTAGCACTCCTGGTTCAGCAAAATCCGAAAAGAGCACTTCGAGAACCGCAAAGGCACTCAAGGAACTTGAGGCCCGGTTCAAGCAAACTGGAAACGCTCGTGATTTCGCCGCACTTCGAAAACTTAAACTGTCCGCAAGGACTTAATACTCATTAATTATTTAACCATTATTTAAAATGGCATTCTCAAATACATTCGATACTACTAATACAGGATCCGGTGTCTCCAATCGTGAGGACTTGACTGATGTCTTGACCATCCTCGCTCCTGAAGAGACTCCTGTCCTTTCTTCTGCAAACAAAGAACGTGCTTCCGCTACTAACGTAGAATGGACCGTTGACTCACTATCTGCTCCTAGTACTGCTGGTATCAGCGAAGGTGCTGACGTTACTGCTTTCACAGACCAGTTCGCTGGCCGTGCTCGCCTTGGTAACCGCATCCAAAAGTTCCGCCGTGACTATATGGTATCCGACCTCCAAGAGGCTGTTGATTCCGTAGGTCCTGCTAAGATTGCTCAGGCTGAAGCCAAAGCTATCCGTGAACTGAAACGTGACGTTGAGGCTACTCTCTGCGGTACTCAGGACAAAGCTACTGAAGATGGTGCTGGTACAGCTAACCGCCTTCGTGGACTTGGTGACTGGATTGATTCCGCTGGACCCGCTGACGTACCTGCTGCGTTCCGTACTCCTTCTGATAGCATCAATCCTACTGGAACCGCTTTCACCGAAGACGTTCTCAATAAGATCATCTCATCTATCTTCCGTGTAACTGGATCAAGCAACAACCTTATGTTGATTGCTGATACAGCTCTTCGTTCGGAGATTGCTGACTTCGCTCGTACAACTGCCTCCGCTACTGACAATGTTCGTAGTGTGAACTATGACGGCAACAGCGGTAGCATCAAGCTCTCTGTTGACCTGTATGAGTCCGACCACGGTGTCGTTTCCATCGTTAACGGTAACCCTGACTGTATGCCTGCTGTTACTGGCGGTACTGCAAATGGTGCTGGTTATGTTGTGAACCCAGAATACTATGGTGTTCACGAACTGATCCCAATGGGAAGCACTCGCCTTCCAAATCTTGGTGGCGGTGAGCGTGGATTCGTTGACTGTGCTCTGACCCTCGGTGTTTACCACCCAGGTGCTCACGGTTACATCCAAGCAATCAGCTAACCCCTAACAAAGGAGATATAATAATATGGCTAAATTAACCGTAAATGAATCAAGTGGTGATTTTACTCACGTTCTTGTTTTATCCGCACAGGACATCGTTAACTCAAGCACCAATCAAACAGTATGGGGAAAAATCCCTGCTGGAGGTGCTGTTGACGTTGCCTTCGCCGTTGAGTCCGTTGCTCTTGTAGGAGCATCTGACATCACGCTTGAAGTTGGAACTGGAACTGACGATGACACACTTATCGACAGCTTCGACATTGACGCTAACGCTGGAGCAACTGTCTACAATACTGGAACGGACTTCGCTCAGGGTGCTGGTACTACCACAGTTAAGGCAGGAGCCTCTCCTGTTGCTGGTTCTGGTGGAGCATCCGAGACTAACCTCATCTACAAGTTCGGTGGTACAGTTGCCAACTTGACCGCAGGTGAAGTTATTATCGGTGTTCGTGTATTCGATCCACTTCGCTTCTCTGCAAGCTAAATGATTCTGGTTGGGGGTGGTCACCAAGTGGCCACTCCCTTCCTTTTATTTTATGGATATAATTACTAAGTTGCCTGAGAAGGCATACACAGATGGAGAACTGGATGCTGCATTTATGCACGAGATCCAGAGCGGTCTTAAACTTGAGCTAGAGACTCAGGAAGCCCGTGTTAAGCAGGCTCAAAAAGAAGCCTCAGAATTAAGAGGAACTACTCACCCAACGCTAGGTAAGCCAGTAGCTACTATACCTGCCCGTGAGTATTTTCGTTTAGTAAAGAAGTACGGTCAAGAGACTGTGCATTCTAAAGAATTTTTAAAGTACTACAACAAGAAGTTCCCAGAACTTAGTCCGAATAAAATCTAATGCAGACTCGCCTATATAGTGACCTATTCAAGTTAATCTCCGCAATGGTAGGAACTGGGGGCGAGCTATCGGATCCCCAAGGAGAACAAAACCTTGTATCAAGGTTAATCAACCGCAGGTTCCAGGAGGCGTTTGACGAGAGTCCAATATGGCCTCGTTATTTAGTCCCATCAGAGGAGCGTGACCTAGTTGCGATCAACCTAAAGATGACTAATGCCTCTGGTTCTGTACCTACACTAGGTGATATTTCTCCCGTTAATGGCGAGTACAACCTTCTTGGAAAAGGAAACGGTGCAGGGGTAGAGGCTGCGGGGACATTGGTGTATTCCCATATTACGAATACTGTCATTGCTTATAATGACGGAACAAAGTGGGCTATTGATATTGATGCAACAGCCGCATTGCAGGGTGATGGGACATACCGAGTTACTGGAAGTAGTCCACCTGAATTTACCGAAGGTGATACGGACAAGAAAACACGAGTGATTGATGTCGAGACTTGGACACCTTCGGGTGGAACACCAGTATCCCCAACTGTATCAGGCAAGGAAGCCATACAGTACGAACAGACTGGTAAGTCAAATATCGGGGACTTCAACAGAATACACCGCAAGACAGCCTTCGTAAATAACTCAGCAATTGAGTACGACTTCTACGTTGATGTTAATGGTGCAAACATTCTGAACGTAGTCAATACTACCGATACGACTGCTTTCGTTACATACAAAAAGCAGTTCACTCCGTTCACAACCACAAGTGGTTATTACTCCTCAACCGAGGAAGTACCTGCGGAGTTCTTTAACTTTATAGCACACGCCGTGTATGCGGACTTCCTTCGTGTTCAGAACAGGCAACAGGAGGCAATCGCCGAGGAGGGCGTAGCCAAGGGATACCTGGCACTTGAACTCGAAAAGATAGACATCCGCTCGAACAACAACACGGTCAACAAACGCTTCTCAACTTACGTCAATAGACAATCTCGATAACCCCTGTGATACAATACGACTATGGCAAAATCACGCAATAACGCTCTTGAGTTCTCTTCCGCTGGTTCTGTTCTGGCTACCGATGGTGATACTACAACTGGTAGCTTTGGTGCTATCCAATGCTTACAGGACACAACTCTCGGAACAGTAGTTTCAAGTAACGTAGACCAGACGACACATACAGCATTCAGCGGTAAAACCTTTGGTGCTGGAACGATCATTTATGGTCAGTTCTCATCTGTTATCGTTACTACTGGACTCGTAGCTCTACACAAGGTCTAATATGCACACCAGTCTGGATCAGGCACTCGGTAGAAACCCACGCCTGAGCAGGGTGGGTCAAAGCCTCTTGAACATTGCTTCAGGGGCTTCTGCTGCTTATTCACTCCGTAGCTTAACTGGGGGTGACCCCAAGGCTGTACGAGTTCGTAGATCTACTGGAGGCGAAGAAGATTTTACCGTATCCGAAGTGGCTTCAGGTCAGTTAAAGACCTACGTCACCGAAGACGTTTCTTCTATCCTTAATTCGGCTTATTACTTTGCTGGAGACGTTCACTCACACGTTACCCTTGACTCCGACATTACGTTGCAGGACGGAGAGTCAATGTCATTGAAATACTTTTGGGGTGGGACAACTTCTGGCGTAGAGGTTCTACTTGATTTTGGTGGCCCTACAACTAATGCAATTTTGATTAAAACAAATGGAGAGCTACGAGTAAGAATCAATGCTGAGTCCATTGACGTTGGTACTACATTAGTTTCAAATGCTATTGATACTCTTACAATATCTCGCTCAGGGAATACTGTTACATTTACAACTGGTAGTGGAAGCAATGCTGTTGCATTTACATCTGGTGCATTAAGGTTTCAAGAGCTTGGTGGTACTTCTGGTCAGACAATGAATGGCGTATTCTATGACTGGAATATCGGTAGCCGTCATAGTTATACTGGACTGGGGGCGACCGCCTGGGAGGACACCATTGGTTCTAATGACGGAACTCCGTCCAATCTTGTGTCGTTTACAGGTCAAGAGGTAAATGGTTTTGTTTCAAAATGGTACGATCAGTCAGGTAGCAGTAACGATGCTGCCCAGACATCCGCAGACTTACAGCCCAGAATCGTCAAGGACGGCAGTCTTGAAGAGGACAATTCTGGAAATATAGCAGTTAAGTTCGATGGAACGGATGACTACTTAGTCAAGGCTGACGCATCCCCTGAGTTGTTTGGTCCTTATACATTCTTTACGCACTCGGACAGGGATGGTGATAATGGTAACTTATTTTCAATAACTGGAGATGCGGACTTATCGGCTAGATATTTCTCTATATATCAAAACGCTGACAGTTCTCAGTTCAACCCAAGGAGTAATACATCACAAACAGTTTCCCAGACTGGGTTAACTGGAACCAATGTTCGTCTAACTACAGTCAATACGACATCCGACACATCTTATTCTGTTGGAACTAATGGTGCTGCATTTACTACTGGAACTACAAGCTACGGTACTCTTCCAGCCGACCCCGATGGTTGTCCTCGAATAATTATCGGAAAGTTGCGACAAGGGGCTACTTCAGGTGGTCAGATTTTTGGCGGATTCATTACAGAAATAATTGCTTACGCAGGAACAACTAATGGTGACCAGTCAGGTAATCGTACGGCAGTCGAAACCAATATGGCTAACTATTACGGAATAACCCTTTCATAATGTACTTAATATTCGATACACTACAGGACGCTCAGGATCGCTCTGAGGAAGAAGGCATCCGCCTTGGATTCTCTTACCATACCAAGGGAACAGGCACTCGTTTCGCTACATCTCCGAGGGAAACCATTGAGGGTAACTATGCGTTGCCAGTCAAGAACTACCAGCTATCCCAGGAGGAGCAGGAACTAACGGTTGATGACTATACACCCCCAGCATACGAGGACGAAATCTAATGGAGGATATGATATACAGATCAGCAATCGGCACAAGCGGATTCCTTGCTACAATAAGCCTAAGCCCCGTGAATGATATACTTGGTTTCTGTGTCGGTCTTGCGACATTCGTATATATGACTGCATCGGCAATTAAGGTAATAAAAGAACTCAGAAAGAAATGACCCCTGAACTAATAGCAATGCTTGGCGGTGGAGTATCTGGCTTCATTATGAAGTTCATCGCACAACAAGCCCAGAGCCAGACTAGACTGTTCGAGCAAATGCTCAAGAAACAGAAGATGGCTGATGCCTCAGCTGACAAGGCTGCGTCCCGTGGTGGTGCTTGGATGCGTAGAGCAATCACGTTCTTCGTGATGTTTGCTATTATAATCGTCCCTACGGTCCTTGCTTTCACCGACATAGGGGTAAGTGTCCAGAAGGAAACAAACGGCCTTCTAGGGCTATTCAAGGGCGTTAAATGGGAAACCGTGAACGGTTATGTTATTCTACCAGAAGTTCGCCAGACTGCTCTGGCAATCATAGGTTTCTACTTCGGTAGCTCCCAGGTTAAATGAATGAAATTTTACAAATCATCTCGGCTCTCTGGCCTGTCTTTGTCGGTCTTATTGGACTGGTAATTATCTTGGCTAAGATGCACTACAATATCGAGACTCTCACAGAAAAGGTCAAGGTACTCTTTGACTTCCACAACAAACGACAGGACAAATAATATGGCATACGGAATGGGAAAAGGAAAAGGAACAACACGCAAGCCTTGCCCGATGGGTAAGAAAGGTAAGAAGGGTAAGAAGTAATGCCGTTCTCCAAGTACAGCCCGGCACAAAAGCGTCTTGCTGCGGTTGCTCCACCTCGTAAAAAAATAACCGAAGCGGATTTTAAGATCCTGCGTAAATCCAAAAACAATGCAAAGAAAAATTCTAAGCGTAGCTAGGAAACTAGAGAAGGCATCGAAGGCACACGCTGGTCAAGCTAAACTATTGAGGTCACTTATCAATGGCACAAAAAAGAGCAAAAAGCGGGGGTAAAATATGCCCCGAAGGAAAGGCTTGGGCTAGGCGTACGTTTGATACTTACCCTAGTGCTTACGCAAACCTAGCTGCATCCAAGTACTGCAAGGACCCGAACTATGCCAAGAAGGCAAAGGGCGGAAAACGAAAGGGACGATAGTGGAAAATATAACAAAGCGTGAACAGTCAGCACTCAAGGCTCACTCCAAGCATCATACTCAAAAACATATGCAGTTTATGCGTAAACTTATCAAAGAAGGCGATACGTTTACTCAGGCTCATAACAAAGCAATGAAGAAAGTTGGTAAGTAATGGCACAACTCAAACAATGGCTCAAGGAAAACTGGGTAAGGATTGGAACTGATGGATCAATTAAAGGCCCTTGCGGAACTTCTAAGGATAAGAAAAATCCAGACAGATGCTTACCGAAGCGTAAGGCACTCAGCCTTACGAAAAATGAACGAGCTGCTACGGCAAGAAAGAAGAAGCGAGAAGGAGCAAAAGGAAAAACAGTCGTAGCAAATACGCTAACAGCAAGAGTAAGAAAAAAGTAATGGCTGATAAATCAAAGATGAAATGCAACGTGCCACGCCGTGAAGTACAGGGCGGGAAGAAGTTCGTTGTGAAAGGATGCGAGGGCGGTAAGGAAAAACTTATCCGCTTTGGTGATGCCAATATGAAAATCAAGAAAAACATCCCTGCCCGCAAGAAGAGCTACTGTTCACGAAGTGCTGGTATCAAGGGAGCAAACAGTAAACTATCTGCGAACTATTGGAGTCGTAGAGCCTGGGACTGCTAATGGCTATTGACACCGTATTTTGTAATGGAGT